CTGGCGGCGGGAATCCTCTCGTTTGCTGCCGTGGCCATCTGGTTCATCGAGGGCTGGATGGTCGCGCTGGCGGGCGGGGTAGGCATCCTCGTCCTCATTCTCTGGGCCGCGCGTAATCATTACATCGAGTCCAAGACCGCGACGGATGTTTACCGTGCCATTCAGTCGGTCAAGGACAACGCGAAGGAGGACTATGAGCGGGTGTTGAAGCCCACTCTTACCCAGTGGGTAACCAAGTATGACAAGGCTACCGGCAAGACCGTTCCCGACCTCACCGCCATCAAACACATCGACGCGCGTCTCATGGAAACGGGAGACAAGTAGCCCCATAGTTGACACTTGTGCCCTTTTCTGCCTACAATGCCTTGTAGGGCGATTGTCACTTTTTCTCCACTTTTACCCACTTTTCCTCTCCATGTCAACCAAATTCTGTCCCCATTGCGCGGCTAAGGTAACCTACGAGGTGACTTCGCCCAAGGTCTGCCCCAAATGCGAGAAGCCGTTTTCCGCCGCATTCAAGACAACTGTTGCATCCACCCCTCGCTACGAGCCTCCCGCTGCTGAATCCGCGCTCGACGCCGAAGATTACGATGCACCTCGCTCTTCCCGTCTTTCCCGGCCTACCACGGCCCAACTTAAACCCGGGCAACGCAAGTTGGCTACCTATGCACGATCCGAGCCCGTCACTTCACCCGAGCCTGCGCTAGGCCCCGACGAAGAGGGTGATGACGACGGAGAATATATTGACCCCCGCCAGAAGAACGCCCTGCGCCGTCAACTCATCGCAAGCATTGACCCCGCAGATATTCATGTCGGAGACGATGACGACAAACCTGTCACCTTTGCCAACTGGTGCGGCAAACCCGGGGCATGAGTAACGCCACACCCGCACAACAGGGCGAAACAAAGCCCACCTTTGAGGAGTGTTCTGAGGAAATCATCAATATCATTGCCCGTCGCAAGGCTGGATGGACCTATCTCAGTCTGAAGTCATGGGATGAAGTGCGTCAAGACCTGCTGACGCGGGTTTGGAAAAAGTGGGGAACTTACCAGCCGAGTCGCGCTCCCAAGTTGGAAAACTGGGTAAACCGCATTATCACCAACGAGTTCCATAATCTGCGCCGCGACCTCTATCTCCGTTATGCAAAGCCCTGCATCGGCGGTGGCAAAACGAACGGGAAATCATGTTTTTATAACCTCGGCGGCAACACCTGCGGGGCTCCATGGGTGAAATCCAAGGTCCAGTGCGAAGAGTGTCCCCTGTATGCCGAGTGGGTGCGCGAACGCCAGCCTCAATTCAATATTCAGTCCAATGTCTCGCTTGAGAACCATTCTCAGGAAGTCTCCAATATCCAGCGCGATTTCACTGACATTCACGCCATCGAGCAAGACTTGCACGCCAAGATGCTCAAAGAACTGACTCAATGGGAGAGGCTGACCTACAAGCTGCTGTTCGTCAAGCATCTTACACCCAGTGAAACGGCCAAACAGTTGGAGCGCGCGGCTCAGACTCGCAAACGCCCCCTTAAGCACGACGAGGGCTGCGACTACAACTATGTCATCGTCCAACAGCGCATCTTCAAAGCCATGATGTTTGAGCACTTGCGCCGCGATGGTTATGACTTGAAGCTGTTTCTGCCCCCGTCCAAGCGATAGAGGGTTTACCCATATGGCCGATACCAGCCCCAACACCAATAGTCTTTCTCCGGTTGAAGCTCTCCTGACAGGCGAGGTGGAACCGTCCACCGCCGAAATCAAGACCTACAAGCGTCCCAATCCGCGCTTCATGGACGGGAAGTATGAGTTGTATGAGTTGACCGACGCACAGAAACAGGTTGTGCTGGACAACTATACCAAGATGACCTTGGGTGAACTGACCAAGTTCGTCTGGGACGATCCTTATCTTGACGGTCGCGCCATGGAAGGTCGCAGCATCCGATTCTTTCTATCCGGGCTCAACAAGGATATCAAAACGACCGAAAGCCCGCAACCCATCAAGATCGCACTGACCAGTGAGCAAAAACGGCAGATTGAGGAGCTGGCCCCTGTCATGGACAGCGTGATGGAGATAACTCAAGCTGTATTCCGTAATCCGTCCCTGCGTCCTCAAACGCGCGAATGGCGGGCGGTCTACGCCCACTACAAGGAGGTCTATCCACAGGGGGTGAAGGTTAACGATGAACCGGTGGAGGAAGATTCATTCACCGCTCCCACCACGTTTACTGCGTTGGTAGCCTTTGCCAATCGGCACGTCATGACCGGCGACCCGGACCGCAAAGCCTACAACCACACCAACCTGCGCGTGTCGGACGAACGGTGTCTCAAGAGTCTCTCCAAGTATATCCGTATCAGGACATTTGGTTACGTCGCCAGCCAATACGACAAGCAGGTTGATCGGGACTTGTTCGTTAGCACCTTCGTGCGCTGGACCCATGACAAACCTGACCTCACCGAGATTGAGGTGGACCAGATGATAAGCGCCGCCGCTGAGCGCGTCAACATCGCGCAGATTGACCGGTCCATCCAGCGGCTTGACAAGTTGCATGAAGCCATCTCCATGGGGTTGGAGCTGGACGACAACGGCAAGAAGAAGAAGCTCGGCATGGCCGACATCGAGCTGATCAACGCCATGCGCGCCAAGCATGACCAAGCCAAGGGGCGGCTCAAAGACCTGATGGCCTCGCTGGAAACCAGCCGGTCCAAGCGATTGTCCGCGCGCGACGAACGCAATGCGACCGTGCTCACCCTGTTTGAGGCGTGGATGACGGACGAGCAGAAGCGCAAGGACATCATCGCGATGGGGCAGCGCGAAAAGCTGGAGGATAAGCGCGAGGTCGGGCGGCTGAGGGACCTTGATGACCTTGTCGCTCTCGTGAGTGGCCAGACCGAGGAAGACGCCGCTGTATAACATGGCCTCCGCCCTCACCTTCCCCTATACCTGCCCCTTCGACCAGACCGTCCACCCCGATTTGGCGTCGCTCTACGCCCACCTGAAGCGGTTTCGGGTCGCCCGAGCCAAGTTTTTCCATACCTATCACCCGCGCAAGGACCGGGTCAACGGCGAACTGATTCCATTCACCGACGTAGATCAGTATTTTTCTCAGGACTTCGTGTCCAAGGAGACCCTGAGGGAATGGCTGACCAAACACCGCGCCGAAGGGCTGGCTTGGGCCAAGGAGTGGTTGATGAAGCGCAAGGAGAGCAAGGGGTTGGTTTATGCGCCGTCGCAAGTGGAGTTACGGACGTTAACCTGTCCGTCCATGCCTTACTACGATACCGTTGGAGTCAGCGAGGGTGGGTATTACGGTATTACCGAGGCTCTTGGATTCGCGCCGCGCTATTACGACGAACTGCCCGTGTTTCATCCGGCCCTAACCAAAGACGCGGTGGTCATCAGCGACACCCGTGAACAGGCCCCCCTTCATCTGTCCATCCCGACCCGCAACGAGACCCTGAAAGTGGGCGATTACGCACTGGCCGCGCCACACGATTTGGGTATCCGCATCGAGCGCAAGAGCCTTGGCGATTTCTGTGGCACCCTCAGCGGACGCAAGGTGGAGCGCAAGGGTGGACGCAAGGGCACCGGGCGGACCGAGGATTGCGCGTTTGACCGGTTCGACCGCGAACTGGCCCGCGCCCGGGAACAGAACCTCTATGTCATCATGGTAGTTGAAGCCGACATCATTGATGCCCAACGGTTTGACCAACTGCCCCAGACCCAATGGGTCAAAGCCAGCCCCGCCTATGTCTTCCACAACCTGCGCGAGCTGCTCACCCGTCACCCTCTCCATTTCCAAGTCCTGTTTCTGAATGGCCGAATCGAGATGGCCCAGACTGTCGTCCGCCTGTTTCAGATGGGCGAACAGGTTCGCCGCGTAGACCTCCAACACCTCCACGAGCGGGGCCTTCTCTGATGTGGATTGCCGGAGACAAGACCAAGACCACGGCTGACCAGACCGACTGGAACGCCGAGTTCCTCAAGCTGGAGGGTGAACTGTCCGAGGACGTGGCGCGCCGCACCTTGGGCAAGTTCCTCATGCACAACCTTGGCGTGCTGGTCTGGCTGCTCACCGGCAAGCTGTTGGAGCCCTATCAGCGCATCGTGGTCAAGGGGTGGATGCAGAAGAACTTTTCCCTCACGGTCGCAGGACGTAGCTTTGGTAAATGCATCGACCGGAACTCCTTAGTGCTTACCGACGAGGGATTTAAGGAAATCCACCAAGTCAAGGTTGGCGAACGTATTTGGGCTAACCGGTCTCCCCAGACGGTGCTAGCTAAGGTCGAGAACCCCAAGGAACCGGGATTCACTGTCACGACAAACCGTGGGTATATCTGCACCGGAAAGGTCGGACATAAGGTTTGGGTATTTGACTCGTCATCCTTGGAGTTTACGTGGCAAAACATTGAGACCTTGAAGGGCAATGAAATCATCCCAATCCGTCGCGGTATGGACCATTGGGGAAATGAGACCCCTATCGCCAACTATTTCCAGCCGGACCGAGGAACCAAACCCGGGCATCCCTCTCACCCTATGGTTCTGGATGAGGACCTGAACCTCTATTACGTAATGGGAGTCATCCTTGGGGACGGAACGATGCGCCAACAGGGAGGAACTGTCGGGGTAAGCTCAATGGACCAAGAGGTGGTTGATTCTGTCTATACCATGATTCGAGACCACCTGCCGAACACCAAGGTCTCAGTCAAAGTCAAAGACAGCGCGGCCAAGGATTACATGTTTTGCAGCGTCCGCTTTAAGGCCTTCCTTCGTTACATGGGCTTCGACAGTGAGTTAGCCTATCAAAAGACGGTTCCAGCAAAAATCCTATCGGTTAGCAAACCAAAGGTGTCCGCCTTTTTGCGCGGCCTTTTTGATACGGATGGGAGTTGCACTCTCAATCCCAAGACCAATCGGTGTGAAATCGAGCTGGGTAGCTCGTCTCGCGATATCATTGACAAGGTCCATTCCATCCTTCTCAACTACGGGATTCTCGCCTCGGTCACCCAAAAACATGTAGCTGGGACCCATCGCTTCTCCAACGGCAAAGACTATCAAACCCACAACGCGTGGGCCATTGATATATTTGACCGCCGAAGTCTTGAAATCTTCAGCCGAGAGATTGGGTTTGGGATTAAACGCAAGCAGGCCAAGCTCGACCTTTATCTGTCCAAGCCGACCAATTCAGCCTACAAGCACAACATGCTAAGGGTCGGTCCGTATTTTCGGGCCAAGTATGGACAAGCCTTCAGGCGCGCTTACGACCTACGAATTTTGGATTGGATTTCCACTGCCCGTTTGGCCGAATTTTTGGATTGCCCCTTCGTTGACGAGACAGACAAGGCTAAGATTCGAGCGATTCTTGACTCTCAGTGCTATTTCGACTCAATCCGTGTTATCTCCCCGACCGAGACGGAAACGATTGATATTCAGGTCGATAAGGAGGAGTGTTATTGGAGCGGAGGATTCGTCAATCACAACTCCACAGTTTTTTCCCACTTTTGCTACCTTTACTGCCTCCTCAATCCGGGCCACCACATCCTAATCTGCGCCGCAACTTTCCGTTCCAGTCGCCAGATTGTGGAGCGCATTGACGAATGGGCCAATCCCAAGACCAAAGGTGCCCTGCTCCGCCAGACCTTTGAGCGCGACATGATCAAGCGACAGGACCTCATCAAAATCGTGTTCAAGAATGGCTCGTCTATCACCGCCGTCCCCTTGGGCGACCCTGATAACTTACGCGGCTTCCGGTGCAACCTGCTCGGCATTGACGAAGGTCTCCTTATCTCCCACCACACCATCAACATGGTGCTCAAGCCCTTCCTCGCGGGCGGCGCAGACCCGACCAAAAAGCAGCTCTTGCGTCGTCGCGAGGCACGGCTTATCGAGGCGGGCAAGATGCAGGAAAAGGACAAGACCGTATTCAAGGCCGATTCCAAGATGATTGTGCTGTCTTCGGCATCCTACAAGTGGGAAGAGCTGTACTCGATGTATAAACAGTATCGAGCTATCATCGAGAAGAGTGACATCGAAGGGGCAGCCAAGGCAGAGGAAACAGACGCTGGCGCAGCAACGTACCTTGTCCACCAATTATCCTACAAAGTTGGCAATCCCGACCTGATGGACGCGGGTATTCTGCAAGAAATCCGCGAAAAGCGTATCCCAGAATCTGTCATCAAACGCGAATATGAGGCACAGTTCATTGACGAATCTGGTGGCTTCTTCAGTGCCAAGGAAATTCACGAGTGCAGTGTGGCTCCGGGGCAATTACCTTGCATCGAGGTGACGGGCGAAAAGGGCGCAGAGTACATCCTCGCCATTGACCCGTCAATGAGTTCCGATCCAGCGGGCGACCATTTCGCCATGTGTGTGATGAAGGTGGTGGCGCGCGCGAGAGACGGGCGCAAGGTAGGCATGGTCGTCCACCAATACGCCTGCGCCGGAGTGGGTTTGAAGCACCACATGGCCTATCTGATGTTCATCCTGACCCATTTCAACATCGTCTATCTCATTTGCGATACGTCCCACGGTGACCAAGGCGACTTCATCAGTGCATGCAATGAGTCGGAGGTGTTCAAGCAGGCCAAGTTGGAATTGAACGCCATTGATGCAGATTTCGCCGGGGCCGACTTTGAGACCATTGTCGGTCAGGTCGCCAAGTCCTACAACCGAGACAGCAGTGTCAAGCGCATCGTGCAGAAGCAGTATTTTAGCACATCCATCATCAAGGCGGGCAACGATTATCTTCGTGCCTGTCTTAATGAACGGGCCATTATCTTCGCTTCTCACGCGGCCTCTGTGGGTAAGACTGCCGAGTTGGCGGGCTATGATATTGGGTCGATTCATCAAACCCACCCCGCCTTTCACGACGAGGACGTGGAGGGGATGGGAAATGCCTATGAGTTCGTCAACCATCAGGACGTGCTCATGGAACAGACCAAGAAAGAGTGTGCGCTGATTGAAGTGAGCAGCACGGCACTGGGCCATATCAGTTTCGACCTGCCCAGCCACATGACCAAGAACCGGAAGAATGTCCAGCGTAATCGGCGCGATAGTTACAGTGCTCTCTGGCTTGCAAATTGGGCTCTAAAAATTTATTTGGCTTCCCAAGAGTTACCTTCTCCCGAGGTTGACGAATTTATACCTGTGATGCTTGCTCTACGATGAATCAGACGTGTTATTGCTGCAAGACAGAGAAGCCATTGGTAGACTTTGTCAAAGATAAGTATACCAAGAGTGGTTATAAGTTTATTTGTCGGGCGTGTAGTCGGGTCAAAAATAAGGAATACAGGAAAAAGAATTGGGAACGAGTCAAGGCTAATGTCTATAAATGGCGAGAAGAAAACAGAGAGTATTACGCAGCCACCCAGTTATATTACAAGGGGCACTCTTCTGAATTGAAACGAAAAGCTAGAAAGGAAAACCGAACAAGAGAAGAAGCGAGGGCCTTTGTGAAAGAAAATAAGACTAGTTACGATTTTCGCCACAAAGAAAAATTGGCTGCATACCAAAAGAGTCGAAGAAAAGAAATTAATGCCAACAATCGCAAGAGAAGAAAAGAACGAGAAAAAACCGACATTCAGTATAAAATTACTAATAGGCTTCGAGGAAGGCTTTCCTGCGCGTTGAGACGCAAAAAGAAAAGTGCTTCGACGTTGGATTTGTTAGGCTGCACCGTTGATTTTTTCAAACAGTGGCTAGAAAAAAATTTTGAAAACGGGATGACGTGGGACAACTACGGGTTTGGACCCGACAAGTGGAACATAGATCACTACTTTCCCTGCACTTACTTTGATTTGACCGATCCAGAACAGCAAAAACAATGCTTTCATTGGAGTAATCTCTTTCCGATGTGGCAGAAACACAACCAATTAAAGGGCGACGATTTGTGGATTAGCGACTACCAAATCTAATAAGCCCTCCTTCCCACGGTGTATCTCCCCGCATAAAGTCAGAACCAAAGTCACTTTCATCCAACTCCCATGCCCCGTCCTTATCGCAAGTCGTCCAGCTACTGGCAGTCGCCCCGCAAGCCCATCGTGGTCACGGCCTCCTCTCCCGCTACCGCTGGTCAGCCTACCACCCAAATCGCCCAAGCCGCGCATATTGACATGGAACCGGCGTTTGACGGGGCTCCTCACTATTCCGCCAAGGCCGCGTGTGGTGGCGGGCCGTTCAATCCGACAGGTTATCGTGACGGGGCAGCCCCCACGGTTCTTGACCCAAATGTCTACCCGAACATCCGCACCGGCATCATGCCTTTCGATATCTCGGGCGACGGGGCTTATTACGGGGCCACCGGAGCCGTGAGTCTCGTCTACCAATGTTCGTATAATTACGCTCCCCTGCGCAACCTGCTCAACCTCCTCGTAGACTTCTCCATCTCCGACCTCATCATCAACACGCCCAACAAGCGGGTTCGTACCTTCATCAAGACGTGGTTGGAATCCATCGAGATCAACCAGTTCATGACCCGGTTCTTCCTCGAATACTACCGCTCCGGCAACGTCTTCATCTACAAGTTCTCCGGTAAGATCAGCGAGGACGGGATGAACATGCTGAAGACGGCCTACTCGTCCGACATGCGCCATGAGACCTCCGCTGCGTCGCGCAAGAGCAAAACGGTGCCCATCCGCTACATCATCCTCAATCCGATGCAGGTCTACCTCCAGCGCGGCGCGAGTTACGCCTACGGTTACGTCCGCATGTTGAGCACTTACGAAATCCAGCGGTTGAAAAACCCGCAGACCGAGGAGGACAAGCAGGTCTTCGAGTCGTTCCCCGAGGACATCCAGCGGCAGATTCAGCAGGGCGGCGCGTGGCGCTACATCTACGTCCCGCTCGACCAGACACGCCTTTACTACGTGTTCTACCGTAAGGCCGACTACGAGCCCCTCGCCATCCCCATGGCCTTCCCAGTCATGAACGACATCGAGTTCAAGCTCCAGCTTCGCCGCATCGACATGACCCTCGCCAGCACGATGGAACAGGTCGTTCTCCTCGTCACGGCGGGGCGCGCGGCGGACCAGTGGAATCAGGTTCCCTCGGCCAAGCAGTTGCAGGCCTTGCAAAACATCTTCCAGTCCCAGACCATCGGGCGCGTGCTCGTGGCCGACTACACCACCAAAGCTGAATGGGTCATCCCCGACCTCAAGGAGCTNCTCGGCCCCGCCAAGTATGAGCGCGTGGACAAGGACATCAAGGAGGGGCTGCAATACATGTTCTTCGGTGAGGAGTCCAAGTTTGCCAACGCGTCGATCAAGGTCAAGATTTTCATCGAGTCGCTCAAGGAGGGTCGCCGCGCCTTTCTGGAAAATTTCCTCATCCCGGAGATCAAGAAGGTCTGCCAGCAGATGAATTTCCGCGACGAGCCCACGGTGGAATTTGAGCCCATCCAGATTCAGGACGAAGCCATGCTCAACCGCCTGTATGTGCAGATGGGGCAGCTTGGTTTGCTTACGGCGGACGAGGTCAATACTGCCATCGAGACCGGTGTGCTGCCCACCAAGGACGAGTCGCTGGTCAATCAGGAGGAGTATAAGAAGGCGCGGGACAAGGGGTTGTATACTCCACTTGCGCCCGAAACCGGCGCGGATGAGGAGGGTGGAAAGGGCAGCGTGGGCAAGGGGCGTCCCGCTGGCACGGGTGGCACTCCGGCTCCGCGCAAGGTCACCACGCCCATCGGGCAGAAACAAGTTCGCACCGCCAATTGGGATGGCACCGAGCCCGACATCGTGCGCCCCGGCGACGGCAAGTATCACTTTGGCATGATTCGCGTGGCTGAGGCTCTGGCCGAGATGAACGCGCTGAAGGCCGGGGTGGAGGAGGCGCTGGTCAAGAAGTGGAAGGTGGAGGGTGGGCTGACCGACGCACAGCAGCAGGTCGCGGCGTCCATCGCCCAGTCCATTGTGTTCAATGAGCCGGACGCGGGCAAATGGAAGAAGGCCGTGGGGTCTTACATCAAGACTCCTAAGGAGCTGCCCAAGGACGTGTTGGCCGAGATTACCGAGATTCGCGCGACCTTTGACACCCCGGAGCACCCCGTTGACTCGTGGACGGCTTCGGTGCTGATGCGGAGCAAGGTGGATTTTGACGGCAAGTGAGGCCGGGTGTATAGGCTCTTAACCCTCAACGGTCAACCTCCCCACTATGCCCGAGTTCTACACGCCCAAATACAAGGCCCGCTTCGAGGCAGTCGGCCACTATCACCCGCCCTCCGATGCAGAGCGAAACGAGATTTGCGCGTCGATTGACCGACTGAAGGGGCTGCTTCCCTCCTCTATCAACCCGGAGGATCATCCGACCATTTTGTATGTCGTTGGCAATCTGGCAGTAGGCGGAGTCTGTAACCTCAATGATGACGCAGTCAGTCTCGAAGACACTCTCCGAGTCTACCCCAAGTTCGAGGGCCAACTGGTCGATATCGAACACAACCGTGGCGTGATTGTGGGCTACATCGTCAAGGCTGGGCTGTCCGAAATCGGTACCGACCGCTTACTCACCGTGGACGAGGCGAGGGAAGCCAACAAGCCATGCAACATCGCCATCGCCATGGCCATCTGGAAGGTCGCCGACAAGGACCTGTGCAATTTCATCATCCAGTCCGCCGCGCCCGGTTCGCGCGACAAGGGCAGGCTGTCCCTGTCATTCGAGGTCGGGTTCGATGACTACGATGTGGTCGTGCTGCCCAAGGGGAAGTCGGACTTAGCTCTGGCGACCAAACTCATCACACCCGATTCCGGCGACTGGGAGAAGTGGGACAAGACCCTCAGGTGCAATGGCGGCAAGGGGGCGATTGCATCGACTGGCGAGCG